GATTCAAACTCCATCAATAAAGGAATACATTCCGCCATGTAGTCATACATTTCCTGTTGGGCCCCATGGTCCCCTTTAGATATTCTTTTTTGAAATTCCGCCAGGCGTTCTTGATAGCGTCCTTCCATTCTTTTTATTATATCTGATTCTTTTAGTTAATGTGGGTCCTCAATCTCATCGAACAATGTAGACCAAAGAACTTTCAGGTTCATCAAATGTTCAGACACGACGGCGACGAGTTGATACCGGTCGACGAATTCAGGCCAGGCGAACAGGGACACGTCGATTACTACTTTGGGGGTCAGCTGTACACGCACCTCGGACAATGGCCCATCGAGAACATCGTCCCTCGGTTTTCAGTTCCTGTACACAGTGCCATTTTTGTCAACGACGAAGACAGGAAACCGACAATCTGCACGGAAATCGTCAGGCGACACGCAGGCCCGACACAATCACCAGTATCGTTCGACATTTATGCCCCTCGACCACATTTCGCAGTTTCATTCTCAGGAGGGTTGAGATTCTCCTTGGGAATCAAATGGATCCTTGTCAAAAAGGTGTCCGGTACAGTTCGTATTCAGAACGTCCTCGGTCAAATGACACGCCTGGATGTCTAATTGAGTGGAACGTACCCAATGGGCCCCCTTGGTTTTTCCAGTTCACGTAAGAGCAGGACGACAGTATTAACGGTTGTAACGATACCAATCACTGAGAACCCGACAACCGCCACGACAAAGAAAACATCCGCCATACACACAACGAGTTTGTAATCTTTAGCCGTCTATATATAATGATGGTTTAGGTGCTTTTGCATGTTCAGGTAGTTCAAATGGTGAACGTCACCGAGGAGATTTTTGAGTGAATCGTCCAGACGAATGACGTGGCCGTCACGCAACTCGTTTACTTCTACGTAGTGCTTCATACGTCCCATCACTTCGGCTCGAGTCAAAACCGTGGAAACCCCAAGAAACTCTTGGAGTTTCGGCGAAAGCTGACGTGGACGACTCGCAAACTCAAAATCGGCCCGGTATTTCGTGTATGCGGGTGTTTTCGTATACGCCTGGTGGGCTGGAGAGATTTCAAGAACTCGAGAATACATTGATTACATCGGGTTCTTTGCCTTTAGCCGTCCTTCCACCTTCGGTGGAAAGGGGTATCAGCCGTCCACCTTTGGCGCCAGGTAAAATTTGAGCTCACCCAGGTTTGCAACCGTGTACCGGAACACGATGGGCATGTTGTCGTCATCGTCATGCTGCATCAGCTGGACGCTCGAGCACAGGCTCGTCGCCCGGGTGAACATGTTGATGTACTTGAGCGAAAACACATTCCCGAGCGGTTTGTCCTTCCCGGGCTCGACACACTCGAGGATGGTCTTTTGGTTGGCGAAACCACCTTCGCACTCAAGCTCGAGTGTATTCTTCTTACGCGTGATTCGAATATCCTGAGCCAAGTTGTTCATGTCACGGGTCACGCGTTGGAAATCGACGCTCGGGATGGTTGTCAGGACGTTCATCTCAATCTCGGGCACGGACAACATGTCGTCGTTGATATCCAGCAACTTAAACTCGAAGGACGTCGACGACTTTTTCGCTGCATTCTCGATGCGAATGTGCAGCAGGTATGCGTCGTCAATGGACATGCTCAGTGTGTCAGTGTTGGTCACCGACTTGAGCAGCTTGTACGTATTTGATACGTTGAGACCAGCCGTGTGTTCCCCCTCGCAGTGGTATTCTTCAAAGTTTTCCGCCGGCATGACCAGGTGGACGAGCGTCACGCGCGCCGTGTCGAGCGTGACAACCATGAGACCCTCTGGGCGAAACACGAGGTTGACATCGTTGATGATATCCTTGAGTACCTCAAAGACGGTGCGAAAGGCACTCGCCTGAATCGTCTTGAGACGAACCATACCCACAAAACGCAGGCTCACTTTATACCCTTCTGGTATGCGTCAGTCACTTTTCTGTTCACCTTTTCTTCGAGTTCGCGCGTCATCGGCGGCGCCAAGGGCATGTTGAAGTTGTTAATGTCGAAATAATCACCCGCCTCATTTTCGTGCGTGTCGTCGAGTGCAGCACCAGAGAGCACCGTCTGGTCAAATTCCTCGACGCGCTCCTCTGGTTTCATCGACTCGATCCATTTTCGGACGTCGTTTCCAACGAGCAGGTGACCGTCGTTTGTCACCAGGGTGGGCACGCGCGTGATCTGTCTCGACGGAACGCCCTGAGTCGACACGTTATGAAAACGAATCATGTGGATGAGTGCCGGGTTTTCCCGAATCTCCTGGATCACCTGAGAACAATATGGGCACTTGTCGCTGTAGACCAGAGTGGCCATCCTACTACTGGATAACTTTTTGTACCCAGGGAGGCGACGCAGCCTTTTTTCTCGCCTGTTAATAATATGAAGGACGTTGTCGTATTTCTCCTTCTGGCAATTTTGGGATTTTTGCTGTGGAATCGCGGTGTGTTCATGCGCGGTGAGGGATTCGTGAACGTCAGTGACAAGAAGCCAGTCAACCCCGCGACGATCCAGAACATCATCAACGCCATCCAGGCGAAGAATCCAGATGTGTACCCTGTCCAGACCATCTACATCAACTCGATGCAGGGCGAGCAGGGGTCGTCGATGTACGATGCCCGCATCATGTTCATCAACACACGTGGCTACTTTGGTGTCCAGTACGACATCAAGGCGGACAGCGCCGGCAACATTCTGGAGATGGCCGAGCAGCCCCAGCCCGGTATCGGCGCTGCTGACGTCTTCGAGCCTTTCGGCCCCGATGACTCGTACACCACGTTCGAGGACACACAGGTTGTCCTGGACAAGCAGTTTGCTGACCTGAAGACCCAGGTTCCCGGTTACCAGGGCAAGCTTGACATTTGGCTAGAACAGATGCGCCAGGCAAACAAGAGCAACGCTGAAGCTGCGGCATGGAACGGCACCGTTGTTTCTGGGCGTTAATTAGATGTTAGTATCAGCGCAAAATCTCGCTGAGCGAGAGCGTAAAAGGCTCGAGGTTCGCAAGGCAACTTATCGAGCCATTCTCGAACAGCTCTGTCGCAAAATCAAATCTGCGTCAGAACTTGGCGAGCGTTCACTGTTTTTGACAATTCCGCCATTTACGATAGGGTACCCGGCATACGATATCGACACGACGACAGTGTACATTCAGCGTCAGCTGGATCGCCTGGGGTACAAGGTGATCAAGGTGGCACAGGGGACGCTGGGTGTCAGCTGGGGCGACACGAAACCCAAAGGTCCCGTCATTATCGACCACTCCGCCGAAGAGGAGAACACGCGAAGCATCGCATTGCCGTCGCTCGCGAATCTGCAAAAGACGGCTGCGCAATTGCGTAAAAAAAAATAAACCCGCTAACAGCAATGGATTCAACGGCTATCCTCGTCGAGGCCGAACGCAAGTTTATGATCAAGCTGTGCAACGCCATGACGCCCGTGATGATTGACGCCTTTTACGAAATGTACAAAAAGGCGATCGAGGTGTCCAAGGGACGTCAGACGCTCATTCACTACCAGACCCTGCTCCAGGAGGTGCCGCACTGGAACAACACCATCGTGAAGCAGCACGCGGACGCCATCATCAAGTCATGCTCCATGTTCCCCAATCTACTCGCCGCTGTGTTTGTCATTTCGGTCAAGATCATGTCCGCCGTGCGCATTTCGTCCGACTCAAAGAAGATTAACATCAAGCTACCGTCCAACGACGTGTTTGTCCACTCGTGCTACATCGCCGCGGCCAAGAGCCTGTACGAGGATCCGTACGTCGTGGTTGACAAAATGTCCGACCAGGATCGTCGTATCAAGATGGGGGCTCGATTCACCGAACTGATCAAGGAGGTGGTTGATGATTTTATTCCGGTACAACAAATCCTCGATACGTACATACCGAACTTCACGGGCGACCTCGACATGGGTGGCGCCAACCAGGACCCGACCGACCCCGCCGACCCGGAGATGGCTGAGGACGGCGAGGAGTCGACACCCGTCGCAACGCCGTTGCCCGATGGTGCAGAGGCGGGGACGCCTGCAGCACCGGAGGCGGGGACGCCAGCACCGGAGGCTGGAACGCCTGCGGCGGAGGCGGGGACACCGATGCCAGATGAGTCCGAGCCTGGTCGTCCACCTCTTCCAGAGGGCGTGAAACAGGTTCCAGTCAAGGTTCACCACGAGACGTTGTTCGATGACGCACCTGACAAATAAATTCTATTCGAATAGTAGATGGCTGATCACTACTTCCGTGAGCCTATGAGCGCTGCTCTGATTGCAGCCGCAGCGACGATTATGTATGTTCACATTCGCGCATCCTTGAACAACGAAAAAGTTCTCGCCAACTCGGCGTACTTCAAGCCGGCGTTCCTCGTCGGTTTGTTGGTGTACATCATCGTCCACCAGGGGAACGGACACCAAGAGACGATTTCAACCACGCCTTTTAGGGCTTAAAGCAAAAAAAGTATATTTTGTCAATGGCGACCACCACCAACGCTTTCAACGATATGATGCAGCAGTTTCTTGACGAGCTTGTTCTCACGTTTCCCAATGAGAAGAAGCTGGTAAAGTACCAGAACACGTTCGTGCTTCTGCGTAAGGCGAACCAGAAGAAGCCTATGAAGGAGTTTATGGAGACGGTAGGTCCCTTTGCGAACCACCTGATGCAGAAGGATGAGGAGTTTTTCCAGACGCACGCGTCAGAGGTGCCGTTTCTGAACGATCTGGACATTCCTCGTCTGTGGAACTCTGACCTGTCCGAGACGACGAAGGGTGCCATCTGGCAGTACCTCCAGACGCTGTATATTCTGGGTACGACCATCTCCGCTCTTCCAGCCGAGACGCTGAACATGATCGAGTCTGTGGCACAGAAGTGTGCCAGCCAGCTCCAGGATACGGCAACCGCCCCCGACGGTACCATTGACGAGGCGGCTCTGATGAACAGCATGAACGGTCTGATGTCGTCCCTGCTCAAGGGTGGTAAGGGTCCTTTGATTTGAAAAACCCACTAACTGGCGGACAAGGGGCGCTCCTCGCCCCTTGGACTAAAATCTCAGTACACTATAGAAGATGACGATTGATCTGCGCCAACTCGTTGCGAAGGACGAACTCCTCGATTTCTGGCCCACGTCTCGTCAGACGGCCGAGGAGCGAGTGCTTGCAACGACTCGCTTTATCGTGTACGCCGTCCTGCTCACGTACCTGATTCGTCGCGACGCTCGTATTGTTGCTCTAGGTGCTCTCGTCATTGCCGCTCTTTATGTGCTGTACACCATGAACATGATCCCAGACGGGAAGCGTTCAGTGGTGACGGGTCCAAAGGTGATGAGCGGTCTGCGCATGCCGACACGCGACAACCCCATGGCCAATTATCTGCTCGGCGACGACCCGAGCTATGCACAGCAGGCTCCATGGTACCCCTCGATGAAGGAGGAGGTTCGAAACCAGTGGAATGCAATCCACCCATTCGAACGTAAACGCGACGCCGAGCGCAACTTTTACACGACGGCTGCGTCGGCGTGGCCGAATGACCAGGCGGCATTCACCAACTCTGCTTTCGGAAAACCGTTCGCCCCCATGTGCCGCGACGATCCATCATCATGCAACCCCGACGGTCCATATGCCCGCGGACCCGAGCGTGTCCAGCTCCGTGGCGGCAATGCCCACTAAAAAAATGTACATCATATGTAATGCCGAGCAGCGTGCTTCAGCCCGGACTCCTCATGATTGAGGAGGGAATGTACTACGGTCCCAAGAACACGAACTACGAGATTATGGTGATGACGGATGACGCTCTGCGTTCCCAGATGACGACCCGTAACAACAAGTACTACGCCGACAAGCCATATGACTTCCCGGATCTGTACATTGTAAACCCGGTGAACAAATTCCTGACATGGGACCCGACGAGCACGTACGCAATGTACCAGTCGGAGTCCTACGCGAAGCGCTATCCCACGGACAAACAGTAAAAAAAATAGCATCTAAGTAATAGATGGACCCCTTCAGTCTTGCCGCCGTTGTCGGTCTGGTTTTTGCCGGAAAGAAACTCAGCGACGTCAAGGAGGATCAGGAACAGCAGGCTGTAATGCCTTCTATGCCAGACCAGATTTCAAAGTTTGATTTGATTCAGTACAAGTTTGCTCAGCAAGACCCGCCCATTGATCCATTGAACACCGAACCAAATACAGGTCGTGGGTTTTCAGGAGGGTTCCGTCTTCCACCAAAGGACATTGTACCGAGTTTCGCGGACGTTACACCATCCGGTGCTCGTTTCCCGTTCGGTCAGCCAGTGTATCAGACGGATGGAAGCCGTGAACCAGTCACGAACAAAATGAATAACGTAACACCTGCAGACAAGAAATACGTCGGACGCGGTCTCGGCCTGGCGCCTGATGTACCAGCATCCGGTGGTTTCCAGCAGTTTTTCCGCATTCTGCCCAACAACATGAACGAGGAGCGTCTTACCAATCTGCCCGGTACATGGGGTGGTCCAGCCAATCCCACTGTGAAGAATGGCGGAACGACACTGGGTGCCATTTCCCACCCAGCCAAGTTGTCCAAAACGACCGCAAACTATTTGCCGATGCAGACACGTGGCCAGGGTCAGGGCGGCGCTATTACAGCACCGGAAAGTCGTCCAGATTTCCAGAAGACGCGTCGTACGACGAATCGCCAGGAGACGGGGCTTCGCAAGGATGGTCTCGAAATGGGCCCAGCGCAGTACAACGTGTACGAGGCCTACGGTTCCGCATACGAAGACCCGATACGCTGGACAAAGAATCGCATCAACCCCGATCGCCCCGCCAACGGTGCACGTATGAACGTGCGCGCCGACCCCGTGGGCGCCGTTGGCGCCAACACAAACACACGTCTCGAGGCGGGTGCGCTCCCGGTTCGCCCGGCCGACGCAAGCCGTGGGTCTCGCTACGTTCCCAACCAGTACGACCGTCTCAACGTGTTCAAGGGCCAGAAGGATTTCCGCTCAAACCCGAATACACAGGGTCTGGGTCTGGCATCCAAGGTGCTCAACAACAACCCTTTTGCGCACACGTTTTCAGCCAAGCCTGAGACTGGGACCCCGCTCGTTCAGCCTGTAAATTAAGTTGATCTAAAACAATGCAAATCTGGAAGTGGCTTTTGATCATCGGACTCTTGTTTTTGATTACATATGAACCATCACGGGGTGGGGGAAAGCTGATGAATTTTTTTACGAGCGACTCAGTAGGAGGGAATGGATTCCCCGAAAGACCAACCATGTCGGGAGAGGCACAAAAGTATAGCGATTCCGGTGACGACGATCAATAATAAGCAGTATATGCTTATTGTTCACGATCGCCGGTACCAGGAGTGGACGTTCGTCACAGGTGGGTGTCGACGTCGGGAGGTTATCAATCCCTTACGGTGTGCCGTTCGAGAGCTCGAGGAGGAGACTCGGGGCACAATCAACCTGAAACGAGGCGCGTACTCGTATTTTCAATTTGCGACCAAGTACAAAGGTCCAGGTGATTCCGAAGCAGACATCGAAGATGATGTCACCAGCATTTACCACGTCTACGTAATCGATTTGCCGATGACGGCTCTTGAACATACGTATATCGTTCGGCGATTCAACGAGGAGAAATCCAAGATGGAGAATCGCCAAACGTATTTTCGTAAAAACTATGACGAAAACGACAGAGTGGAATTTGATACGCTCGAAGGGATCACGGCTCGTGAAAACCTATGGGACATGATACGAACCCACGTCATCACAAACCCAGATTTTCATGCAGCTCTGTCCTCACCCACCCGTACAAACTTTTATTTCCGGAGTTGAGATGTCACTGGTCACGAAGTGACCAGTATTTGCCGCGGACGAGCTTTTAGCGTCAGAATACACCTGTGAAAATATTGACTCACATCAGAATGACCAAGTCAAAGCGTATGTTTGCCGAGATGCTCGTCCAGGCGCGAGGGTACGGTGACGCCGACGATATCGCAAAGAAAATGTCACTCGTCGACATCATCTACGAAATGAAAAAGGAGGAGCTGAAGAAGGAGGCACCGCCTCCGGAGCCTGAACCGGAGAAGAAAGCGGAGGAGCCTCCAGTTGTCGAGGCGGAGAAGGAGGCTTTGCCTCCTTCGACAGAGGAACCCATCGTCATTGTGAAAATCAAAGACTTTTGGAGTCGTTTGACGCACGATTCGGACACTGACGAGTAAATTCCTAGTCTATTGTAATGAAAAGTTGTCTCAGAGCAGGTTCAAAAAACAAGAAGTGTGTACGGGCTTCAAACAAAAAGGTGTTCAGTCTCCCTCGAAAGTTTTCAAAACTTCAGTGTCTCATCGGTCCCATCAAAGGGTTTACGATGCGGGCGAGCTGTGCGCCGTATAAAAAGAAATGACGCTGATACACTATGGAAAAATGGCTCACAGACAAGGGCCCGGGGACACACGTCCTCATGGATGGTGGAATCCTTCAAGTTCCGTACGAACAACTTGACGAATTTTACACAGAGTGCGTACATGCGATACGTCTCGGCAAGAAACTGTATGTAGTGGAACAAAAGACGGACGTGTTCAAGTTTTTCGTCGATCTGGATTACAAGGGTCCCGAGGCACTTCCAGATGAAGCTGTTCTCGAACTCGCCACGTTGATGCATTCCGTGGTTCAGAAAGGTAGGTGTATCATCGCACGCGCCGAACCTCGAGTCGTGGACACACAGGTGAAGACTGGCGTACACATCCATTGGCCAGACGTTTTCGTGACTAAATCTGAGGCGCTCGCCCTTCGGACTCGTATTCTGCTCGAGTTGCCAGACGATCCGGAATGGAGTCAGCGTATCGACGCGAGCGTCTACGGCGGTTCGGGACTCCGAATGCTCTGGTCGCACAAACGGGATCGTGGGTCCGCTGATTCAGGACCGTATACACCGTGGCGTGACCTCGACGGGAACACGTTTGATCCGGTCCCTGATGCTAAAATCCTCAAGCTCTTTGCACTTCGAACGAATGAAGTGTCCAAAGAGTCGGTAAATGTCGAAATCACATGCGCACCGCTCGAACGCTTCATACGCAAGTACCTCAAGGGTCAGGAACTCGCAAACGTCCGACGTGTCATGAGAAAGGGGAACGATCGAATCATCGTCCAGACGGATTCCAAGTACTGTGAGAGAATCCAGGGGGTGCACAAATCGAATCACGTGTGGTTTGGTATTACGCGTGGGCGTATATGTCAGTTGTGTCATGACGACGAGTGCAAGGAGCAAAAGTTTGTCGGACGGGAGCATATTCTTTCTCCGAGTATAGTAGCCGAGTTACGCAGCAATGTTGCTGTGGATAATTCTACTTATGTGTCTATTTGTGATCTTGTTCCCGACTTTTGGTGGCAAGAAGAGTCGTTTCCTCAGAGAGGTGCATCCTTACTCGGGCCTCGACCCTCAAACCTGGGAAATGCTCCAAAGCCATCTGTCGGAGTTCGAAAACCAAAAGGCAAGCCTCGATCAAAGGGCTGGGGGACTTTACCGAGCGATTGAAGATGTTCGTAATCTCGCTCTGTTCATACGGCGCGCAGACGACCACGAACACCAGGAAACACTCGAATCCATCGCCGTTCAGATGGGAATTGAAGGCGAAACGACGTTGTTCGAACTTGCACGCAACAATGGAATGTACTTCTTTCCAAAGTACTTAAACGATTTAGCCCCTAAGGATTCAGAGCTTGATGTCAACCGCACAGGAGCAGCCATCGACGGACACTTCCCAGACCCCAAAAGTCACGGACAATAGCCCAGTGACTCGTACCCGTTCCGGTCGCACCGTCAAGGCGCCCGAACGTTACACGCCTCAGGAGGTGTGTGAGGATGATTACGCCGACGAGGATTACGACACGGAGGAATCTGGCAGTGTTTCATCTGAGGTATCCTATGATACGGAGGATATCTCAAGTGAGAGTGATGCGGACGAGGAGGGGAACCTCGCTGGTTTCATAGTCGAAGATAAAAGTAGCAGTGACTCTGAAGATAATGGATCGGATGTTCGATCCGAGTCCGGCGAGACCGATGTTTCCGGTGACCGAGACGAACGGCGACCCCCATCCACACCAGCTCGTGGACGAGGTCGAGGCCGAGGAGCACCATCAACAGCACGACGCACGCTCGTATTATGATCCGGGTCCTCGTGTTTTCCACGCTCAGAATCAGTCGGTTGATGTGCTTGAAAAAATTTCAAAAGAAACTATAATTCTTGTATTTGCTGCGTTTTTCATTGGGTTATTGCTGGGGAAGTCGCTGACGCCTGTGATTCTTAAGCACTGATTCCAGGCTGCTCACCCAAGAAGGGTGTATTCGGTGACGTCAGAGTCGGTATGTATTGTCCGGAATCGGACATTATTGGACTGCCTTTAATATCGACTCCGGTGAGATCTCCCGCTGCGTTGAAACCATATTCCTGTGCTTTGTCGGCGATTGCCTTTCCGGTTTCATCGAAACCATATTGAAGGTTGAATACTGCGTTTGCATTTGCGTTTGTTTCAATTTCGGTTGGGGTGATGAGGTTTCCGTTTACATCAACACCATAAACAGTTTTCATCATCTTCGGGTTTTCGGGTACGGCCATAAGGTTACTCGTATTCGAAACGGTATCTCCCTGTGCCACCATTTCGAGATCGTGGAAGGCGTACATTTGTGCCGACCCTCCATCAGACTGGTGTGGTACGAAATCACCATACATTACGTTTGATGAAGGATCGCCCTGAATGAAATTGAGGATTGGATTTCCCGCCTGAATTTGATAATCCATCCCAGCCATGTCTTTATATACTTGGGTCTGGTTGTCGATACGAACGACATTGCTCGTCGAATCGACATACGGGAGATTGTTTGACGTCGTCACCGTGTTTGAAATGTCATTCGTGTATGGGGGTAACGTATTTTCATCACGCGGAGGAGCATACCCCTCTCTGCGTGCTGAAAGAACCACTATTATCAAAATGAGCACCACGAGTGCTACCCACAATGACCAGTGCACTGCCTTCATCTATTTATTACTTATGTTTTTTTTCCAAGGGACCAACGGCCCGTTGTCCTAAATCAACCCAGCAGTCCCGCCGCCGAACTACCGGCACCGACAGGCTCAGAGACTGGACCGACGTCAATCTGGACAGCTGGCGCCTTGGCGCGTTCCTCCTCCAGCTGGACACGACGACGCTCAATCTCCTCAGCGATACGGTCGTCGGCAATCTTCACCAGCTCAGGCATCTCCTTGTCTGGAAACTCCTTCTTCAGATCCTCGATGAGCTCTGCTGGGTGAGGAATGGGCGGTACATCCGGGCGAGAGTAGTACTTGGAATTCTCATCCCCAGGCTCGATGAACGGCGTCGGTGACCCCTCGATGGGCTTGGCCATCATGTCACGCTTACGCTTCTCAAACATAGCCGCAGCCTGACGCTGGTTGTCGCGGTACTTGGTCATAATCTCCTCCAGCTTCTCGTTCTGGTAGTGGACGTTGTCAATCTGGAGACGGTCGGGAGGAATCAGTAGCCACTTGTACATGTCGACAACGTAAATGTCCACCATACCATCCTCCCTCTGCAGACGCTTGGCGTGGTTCTCCGCCTCATCTTTGGTGGCGAAGCACCCGCGGATCTTCAGACCCAGCTGCTCATTCTTCTGGGGCAGATCCGGACCGACGATGGAAATCAGTGCAAAAAGCTGTCCTGGCACCGTCAAGTAATCCTGCTCGAGAGAACCCATATAAAACTACTGAGCTCCACTCTTTTAAGTGACATGGATCAATTGCGTAAACGCCATAATCAAGTGAAGCGTGACCTCATCAAACAATGGGTCAAGCCAGATTCGTACGTTCTGGACTGTGGATGCGGTCGCGGCGGTGACTGGCACAAGTGGAAGGCTGTGCGTGCTCGAGTCGCCGCAATCGATCCGGATGAAAAATCTCTCCAGGAAGCAGAAGAGCGGGCGTTGGAAATTGGGATTGGGGTTTGGTTTTTGGGCCCGGGGGACATTCGTCAGGCGGCGTTTGCGGGTCCATTTGACGCAGTCTGTTACAACTTTTCCATCCAGTACATTCTCGGCGACCATTTCGAACAGAGCATCAAGGCGATCAAGTTGGCTGTCAAACCAGGTGGACTCCTCATCGGCATCACTCCAGAGAAGAGTTTGATCGAGGGCGCGAATTCCCCAGACGCACTCGGCAACATTTTTGAGATTCACGGCGACAAGGTGCTCATGAGTTTGACTGACGGTCCGTTTTACTCAGACGGACCCAAGTATGAACCTCTGTTGGATGGCAGCGTCCTTCGTCAGGCCCTCGAACCCGAGTTTCGATGTGTCGCGTGGGGACCTATCGCTCCAGAACAGACGGGACTTGTCACAGACATTTACGCACAGTTTGTTTTTCTACGTCTAGATCAGTAGGATGGCATCCGGTATCATTCAGACGGGACTGCTCATCGTGACCCTCGCGATTGCCGCGTGGAGCAGTCGCCGTGAAGCGCCGCTCATGACGGATCTTCGTCAGCGGTACGACGTGCTCCTCAATCACCTCAAGAGCACAGAGGTTGTTGACCCGCGATTCGCTCGCCTCAGGAAACGGTGTATCCTCACCGGAATTCACGGGTCTCGAATGAACAGAGGAACTATAGGCTACAACGTAAATAAAGGGTACGAGATTTACATCTGCCTGGACAAGGATGATATAAACTCGGCGATGAACGTTCTCATTCACGAGTTGGCTCACGTCACGGTCGACGAGTACGACCACTCTCCCGACTTCTGGGCCTCGTTCAAAGATCTCAAGGCGCTCTGTAAAACACTTGGCATTTATACACCCATAGAAGGGTCTCTCGAGTATTGTGGGATTATGATTCAGGATTGAAGCGATGATCTTTTTTCTCACACCATTGTAAATGTCTGGTGGTATCGTTCAGCTCGTCGCAACGGGTGCTCAGGACGCTTGGCTGACCGGCAAGCCAGAGGTGTCTTTCTTCCGTTCCAGCTACAAACGCTACACACACTACGCTCGTTCCTCTGAACGCCAGCTGATCCAGGGTAACCCCTCGGCTGGTAACATCTCCACGATCCGTCTGGAGAAGAAGGGTGACCTGGTCAACGTCATCTACCTCGTCGCCAAGGATTCGACCGGTGCCGTCATTCCAACAATCACCTGGACCAACGTCATTGACAAGATCGAGCTGCTCATCGGCGGCCAGATTGTCGACACCCAGGATATCAACTGGATGACGAGCGTCGAGCCAATCACCGGCGCCCAGAACTTCTCCCAGCGCTTCCTGAACTTCAACACAACCGCTGGTGCCCCCACGAACATCACGGCTGGTTTCCTGCCGCTCAAGTTTTTCTTCTGCAAGGACTGGAACGTGTCACTGCCCCTGGTGGCTCTCCAGTACCACGACATCGAGATTCGCATCACGTGGAGCCCAAATCTGGGTACGACTGTCAGCCCAACGACGGGTCTGCCCTCGCCGACGCCGACGTACGCTCAGCTGCAGTACGAGGCGTGGACCAACTTCGTGTACCTGGACCAGGCGGAGCGTGAGTACTTTGCCAACACACCGATGGACATTCTGTTCACTCAGGTGAACCGCATCCCCATCGCAACCACCAACATGCAGGAGCTGGCTCTGGCGCACCCCGTCAAGTTTCTCGCTTTCCAGTCCAACAACTACACGGCTTCTTACCAGAATGCAAGCACGTCGACTATCCCCGCCATCAACTACCAGTTCAAGACGCAGATTAACGGTGTGGATATCGGTGACTCGCGTTCCATGCTCCAGTGGATCGACGTGCCCCAGTACTATTTCACACCTTACGGTTACAACCACAACCAGCTGACTGCTAACGTCGCAATCGTCTCGTACTGCCTGGACACGTCAAAGCTTCAGCCGACTGGTACGCTGAACTTTTCACGCATCGATACCTACCGCATCGTCGCACCGGCCGGTGTCTCACTGAGCACACTGGCTGGCGGCAGCGGTCGCTACTTCTATGCCGTCAACTATAACGTCCTGCGCATCAAGGATGGCATGGGAGGCATGTTGTACTCGAACTGACCAATTTTAAACCAGTTTAGTTTTGGGACTTTTTTAAAGAAACTAAAAATAAAAATGTATGACCGTATTATATGCCGGTCGGTTACATATATCGTATCGATAACTTGGAAAATGGAAAGTTTTATATAGGTCAGACTATACAAACTCTCCAGAAGAGATGGAATGACCATGTCTCAGATACTAAGAATCTATCTGATGAGATGGTAATTCATTTAGCTATGAGGAAATACGGAGTGAATATGTTTACAATGGAACCTATTCACACAGTTGATTGTGAAACGAAAACTGAACTCAAAAAACAACTCAACGAGATCGAAATACAAGTAATAGAACAACTTAGACCAGAATATAATATAGCAAAAGGGGGTCTAGGACACACGGGAGTTATTGTTCGACGTTTCGGAGCCGATAATCATTTTTATGGAAAAACACACACTGAAGAATCAAGACAACGTATAAGCGAATCTAATAAAGGACGGTTTTTAGGTATAAAACTTTCAGAAGAGACAAAACGAAAAATGAGTGAATGTAAAAAAGGTGATAAACATCCTCTTAAAAAAAACCCTGAGTTCCGTTTACGTGCTATTCAAAATATTCAAAATGTTATACAATCGAACAAGAAAAGTGTCATGCAGTTCACTGATGACGATATCTTTATTCAAGAGTTTGGTTCGGTAAAGGAGGCTGCAGAAAGTATAAATGTCACACCTTCTACTGTGACTATATGTCTTAAGGGTAGATCCAAAACTGCAGGGGGGTTTAAATGGAAGTACTCTACTTCTTTTGTGGGGGTTTAACGAATTTGTGGACAATGAAAAAAATAACAGCCGCGATGAATGCGGTGGCGAGCATGCCCGTCGCTGACAGGTCACCCGCGTCGCTCATAAATTTAGGAATCAGATCCGCCAATTTGTTCTGAACCGGCTTGGAGAATGCAGCGACTGCGGCAATGCCCGCGAGCGCAGCGTTCAGCTGGTCATCGGTCAGACCAAATGGGTTCTTTGAGGAGGAGGAAGCTGGGCCCGCAGACGCATTGTCCAGGCTCAGCGCCGCCACTCTGTTGTTCTGTGGGTTCTTGTATGGACCACCGCCCATAGACGGTCCCATGTCAAAATCAGCGCTCGGCACAACATCGGAAATTGGCGTCGAGAAATCCATTTGTATTTGAGGAGGTTTTATTTCGGCTTTAAATAACTCGGGTTGTTCGATCGCACGCGTCTGGTACTTTGGCTGAAGTTCATCCGGGAGACCGAACGAACTCTGCTGCTGCACCTGCTGCCCCTGGTCCTGAGACGGTGGTGACTGCTCGGTGTCCACCTGGGGGATGTATTGCAGGATGTCGCTCGATCCGTTGAAATCAAGGTTCTCGATAATCATCTAATGCTGGGTGTGAAATCTTTTATGAACCTGGAACGCGAATAGACGTTTTCAGTTAAACACATATTCCACGGTTCACCGAATATATAATGCCATATATATTCGTAGAAGCACCCGATACCGTAATGGTCCCTGTATGGGTGCGTAACGTGAAAATACAGTGCTTCGTAAAACTCTTTCGGCTGACGTAAAATTCTGTTTTTTGATATAATAAACTGAGCACACCCCGGTGCACACGGCGGTTCGTTTGGTAAAGGTCCTAGCCATTTTTTAAACATGTGCCAATCCGGGCGAATAGAATTCATATCTTTGTGATCGCCCATGCGCGCATTCAGATTCAAGTACATATCGGGTGTCAACTTTGCATTTTCAATTTGCGGAAGAATAGGACCATTAAGATGGTGCCAGGCGTCTTCGTGTCCGTGAATAAAAGCTATATGTTCTGGTAAAGTTTCATAGTTATCCAGGATGTATCTAATATACGATGAAGCTTCACGTCCTCTATTTGGAATTATTGTCGTGGGTTTCAGCCATGAAGCATCTGCGCCTTCGTGATCCACGAGAATAACTTTCCATGGCGCCTTTTTTAGCCACTCGAGATTTTCTTTATAATGACTCGTGACTATAACACGTTCTGTGTATGGAAGCGTAAACATGTGTAACAATGAAACTAACATCCCTACTAATTTAAACTTTTTTAACCGTGACGCCTGGACGCCGTGCGTTCCCCGGCGGGGTTCCTGACGTGACCAGAGGTGCTGCTATGTGTCGTGGGTTGTAGTTTTTCTGGTGGTACTGCCACATAGCCTCGGATCCGATTCGGAATCCTTTGCGAATCGGCGCCTTGTAGTAGTAGACACAATCCTCGATGCGATTGGATTTGCTCGTGTTGTCTAGGACGAGACATTCGTAATTTTCGGTACAGGCGTTCATCACCTGGCAAAACATGTCGAACGTCGGAAAGACGCCGAAGAAAGCCTTGTACAAGCGCTCGCGATTCTGAATCACATTTTCACGGAGAACAAACACGTAATCGACGTTTGCACGCAGGTCTGGTGACAAATCCATACAGTACTGCATCGTCAGCAAAAAGAAGATTTTCCAGTGACGCCCGTTCATGAAACATTGTCTGATGCACGTGTCTTTCATGAACGCCTTGTCGTACATGCAATCGTCCAGAAGCAAAAAAGCACTCGATTTCCCGCCGGCTGATACGATTCGCCTCTGGCGCTCAAGCACCTTTTCGATGGCGTCTCGCTTGTAATCGCCGTAAATGAACAGGTCGGGAATAAACTGCTTGTAGTAGTGATTGCCATCCTCGGTACCGGACATGACGATGCCGACTGGCAGGTGTCTCTTGTGGTACATAATGTCCGTCACGAGCGTCGACTTGCCGGTACCACGCTTGCCGATGAATACACACACCTTGTCGTCGCCAATCTTGCTCGGATCAAACTTCTTGAGCTGCAAATTGGTCATTTCCTAACAGTATACTGGGTTTTTTGCGCACGTGAAAGACGCAGTTTCTTTTTTTCATGGGTACTATTAGATGTCAGCTTCACAACTTCTGCTGGCGAGCCACGGTCCAGAAGACCGTTGGCTGACAGAAAGTCCAAACATGACGTACTTTGAAGTCAAGTACAAACCTTCAAACAACATTTCTGCGGAAACGTACGAAGTTCCATTCGAACAGAGTGCTGTGTACTACGGCGATTCTGCGATATGTAATCTCCCTAAGAAAGGCGAGTTCATAAGACGATTTACGGTTCGATCGACTCTACCGACCTTGTACGAACCCCTGGGTCCCGGGTACGTGTATCCTTTGTACACGGACCAGGTGAACGGCGCGGTGTACATCCCAGACGGAACCATCGCCATCCAACCAGGGGACTTTATAGGGTACTTTAACACGCAGTTCCAGGGTGCATGGGCGACGAACTTCGTAGGTTACTCGAACATAAATGTGTCGTACGACTCGACGATCTTCAAGTTTGTGTTCACATCGAACATGTACGATTACATTTATTTTCCGGACGACATGAGCGGTGTTTTCTGGGGGTTTGATCCGAGATCGTTTGACTTTATAACTTCCGGTGGTTACAAGGCGTACAGATTTACGAACGGTGTTCTCACACCACCGTTTACGCTTTTTCAGGCGGGATGGATACGTGGATTCACGCCGCCTCCGGCGACGGGATTTTCGTACGTCGATTCGGTCGCATGCAAACTCATCAAGAGCGCAACGCTTCTTATAGGCGGTCAGACTATTGATACACTGACAAGTGAAAGACTCATCATCGAGGACGACATCGGCGTCTCCTACGAAAACCAGGCGGGTCTCGCGATCATGGAGGGAAAAGGGGACACGTCGCAGGTGTACGCGCCTCGAGAGTACTACACGCGTCTGACGTTCAACACGGACAAATTGAACGTGAAAGCGCTTTATAACCAGGATGTCAAAGTTGAAATCGAGTACGAAAAGTTTGAAAACCTTCCGCAGAAACTGATCACGACCAAGAGTCTGACGGACGGAGGTTCATATACAGATACAAACATCAAAGCAGTCCTCGGACTTCCAAATAATCTTCGAGTGTACCATACAAACTTTTACAAACAATGGATCGTGTACGTCATGGATGATCCTAATCAGGCGTACCATCAACGGTACTATTTTTATGACACGACAAAACCACAGGGGGATGCATCCTCGTGGACATACTGGTACGACCCCGAATTTCATCAACTCGGTGTCGTCAGACCCTATTTCATCGGTGGAACGATGTACACGTGTATGTACGGGACCCCATACATCCGAAGTGTTCCCGTGGCGGACATGCTTACAGGAACAGCGGTAGCAACACAAGGCGCTACGGTTTTTCCAGGTTTGTACGAAGGAAATATTAGTATAGAAGGTTTGACGGCTGATGCTCGATATCTCTACATGACAACTTATTTTAGAAATGTGACATTTGGAAGTAATACAGCCTATTTGTACGATCTTACACCAACTGGAAGAACCTATTTAGGTTATTCCGGACCAGCTACATTAACTGTAAAATACACTGTATTGAGTATTTCTACACCTCAGCTGATAGCATCTGATAACGTCGCGCTCGTAAATTTTGTTACTACGCAGAGTGCTGGAATAGCATTTAGAAACATTACAGGTGAACAAGTTTATCCTTCATCAATATCCATACTCGACGAAATAAAAGTCGGTTCGGATATAACTGCTAATGTAGTTATCACATATACAGGAGTTGTATTTATACCTTATGTTCCCGGCTTTTATATTAATACAACAACCACATTGTCTGGTAGTAACGTTGCGTCATTCATTTCATGTACACCCGAATGTGCATTTGCAAACATTGTCGCAACTTACAAAGTGTACAACATCACAACTCCGTATCTCATTCCATCGGACAATACAGCCGCGATAAACTGGATGACAAACATCTCACCTAACGTTGGAGGAACAACAAAAACAGTCACAATCACGAGTGAAACAAAGACACTCTCGAACATATTCTTGACTGCAAATGTCGCATACACGTACACGTCGAATGGTCAACCGGCTCCTCAAGTTTTTGAGAATCCGTTGGGTAATAGGAATATTTTCAATCCGATAACTGTTCGTTACGATACGACAAAACCTATAGGGTTATGGTCATCTTATGACTTTCTTTCGTTTCCAGGCACAGGTGCTCCGAAAACGTGGTATGATATTACAGGTGTCTTTGGTAGTTCATTCGCTTCTTTCCCCCCTGCTTTCGATGGACGTAACATTTACGGAACCATCGGGGGTACTGGTCTTCTTTTAAAAACAGACACTCAGAATTTCCTGAACCTTTCAAGTTATACGTATTACAATGTAGGTTTAATTTCACCGGTACCCAACCTGACCGGTATTACATACAGCCAGGTTCCGAACGCGACCGATGGTCGGTACCTTTACTTTCAGGCGGGAGGTTTCAGTGGAGGTTCTGTCTACTTAACACGGTATGATAGTACACAAAGTATATCTTCTGCATCCGCGTACTCGTCTTTGCTTTTCACGAGTTCAGCGTTCCCAGATGGATACGGAATTTACCCTTACGGTTTTGACGGCAAGTCAATATATTATATAGGCGGTACATACGGTTCGATCCGAGCGAGTATTCTTCGGTACGATACGACGACAAATTCAGTTTCGGATTGGATCATCTTCAACGGCACTGGCAAAGCTCAAACTTCTAAGGGAACGACGGTCGATACGATCACATGGACGAGCTCTTATGTCGCCGTCATTTCATGTCTTGTCAGTGCCCGGTATGTCTACATCACGGAAACGTGGGGTGGTGGTTTCGAGACGTTCAATGATCTGGTTCAGTTTGATCCACTGGTCATGACCGACACACTCGCGTCGAGTATGATTATCAAGTACGAAACGTACGACACACCGAAACCTGTCGTTTCACAGAGCCTCTACGGTCAGACGACAGTCAAAGAGTTTATAATCGTCCAGGGACAGTCGACCGGTTCGTTCAGACTCGACGTACGTGGTCCGGTTCGCGAGTTTTGGGTCACAGTGGATTCACCTGGTGTCATCAAACAAATCGTGTTTCGTCTGAACAACGAAATCCTCGTCGACGACGACCAGGTGATGACACGATACATCAGGACGTTCGAATCACACACGAGTATGCCATCGTCGAGCAACGTCTGCGTGTATTCGGTTTCATGGGACCCAGAGCGACTCGCGCCGTCTGGAACCGTGAACATGTCCCGTATCGCTGAACAATTCATAGACGTTACACTCACGGCACAAGCCCCTTCGAATTTAACAGTTCGAGTGTACTCCAAGGTGTTTAACGTTCTCGCCATTCAGAGTGGAATCGGTGGACTTATTTTCAACTCATAAAGCAGAGGAGATGAATTTCTCAACGAGCGGACCACCGGCACAGTTTTCACACCAGGTGACCCGTCTCCAGTTTCCAAAGGATGTTCACTTTGGCGATGATATTTCGATATGGATCGCCAAAGTGGGTGACGTGGCCCTCGGGAACATGTACCTCCGGGTCGATTGGCCCGCCACCAGTACGGTCGACGATTCAGCCGGTACGCGCATGATCGATTTCGTCGAACTCCGGTACGAAAATGACCTCCTCGAGCGTCATTATGGAGAATCGCTCGAACTCATGAACGATCTTTCGGTTACAGCCGGGAAGCAGCCGGTTCTGACGACGTTGCTCGGTAAAGGAATCACGAGCAACTTGGCGGCATACTACATCCGCATGCCATTCAAGCTGAACTTGCCTCTGTGTGCGCTCAAGAAAGCACCCGTCTTCCGTGTCAAGTTTCTCCCGAGTCAGCAGTTTTCGAGTCTGAATTGGACACTGCCAATTAACGTCAACCTGTTTGTCGATTACGTGTACATTACAAAAGCCGAACGGGACTATTTCATGACGGCAAAGATTGATTACCTGACGCACACGATCCAGCGCCTCGAGTTTATAACGGAGCCCAATGCGACCAAGTCGACATTTTTGACCGAGTTTACCCGTCCAGTGAAGGAACTCTATTGGGTCATCCAGACGATTGGAGCTGCCGCGTACGACTTTACGAATGAAGGAATCGATCAGCTCACTTCGCTTCGTCTTCAGTTTAACGGCGTCGACGTCATTCGCCACGAATTCGGGACGCCACTGTTTCTCCGAACGCTCCAGGGACTCGAAAGTCACACGCGTATACCGGACCGTTTTTTTTACATGTATCCGTTTGCAATCGACCCCGAACACCCGACACAATCGACGGGGTCGGTGAACATGTCGGCTTTGACACGTCAGCTCCACGAGCTCAACTTGTCACCATCTATATCTTCGCGCCAGATTCGTGTCTATGCCGTGACACATAATGTCGTAAGAATAGCCGATGGAGCTGCAACGTCTCTGTTTGATACCGTACAGGAAGGTGGTACGACGCTGACAGGACTTCGTGTGATACCGGCGCCTGGCCCGCCGGCTGTCACGAATCTTAGAGCTTTTAGTCCGGCAGTCACCACGGTCAATCTATCATGGACTCGTGCAACAGGTGCTACGAGCTATTCGATCGATTCATCACCAGCCACGACGACTCAGACGACGACCGGTAGGTCGTACACGTTCACTGGTCTTTTGGCCGGTACAAGCTATACGTTTACAGTGACTTCATTGACTTCGAGTGAATCAGGGGGGTCGACGACATCATCATCCGTGAGCACACTGCCACCTGCGGCTGTCACGGGGCTTACAGCTTCTAGTCCTACGGCGTATACTGTTAACCTATCATGGACTGCTGCAGCAGGCGTTACAAGCTATTCTATAGTTTCGACGCCAGCCACCACGACTCAGACAACGTCTGATACGTCGTTTGTGTTTTACGGTCTCTTGGCCGGTACGAGCTATACGTTTACAGTGACGTCAGTGTGCGAGGCTGGAACAGGTGGTTCGGCAACGTCCTCACCCGTGAGTACATCGTTCCCGGCAGCTGTCACGGGGCTTACAGCTTCTAGTCCGACAGCTTCTACGGTCGACCTGGCATGGCTTGCCACACCAGGTGCTACGAGCTATTCGATCGTTTCGACGCCAGCGACAACCACGCGGACGACGAGCAGCGCGACATACAAGTTCCCCGGTCTCTCGGCCATTACAACATATACGTTTACAGTGACGTCTGTGTGTGCGGCTGGGTCAGGTGGCTCGGCGACATCAAACCCAATATCAACGTCCTCCGGACCATCGTATCCTGATAATTTATGGACACCTGCAGCTTTTGCAAATCCGTGGGCCCTCATCCAATTTAACAGTGCTTCGCTCGTAGATACGTCAGGTGCAGGAAATATCAATATTATTCAGTCACATGGTTCGTATTCGTTTACTACAAATGGGGGTCCATTCAGTGCCAGTAATTGTCTTGTCTTGCCAATAGGTTCGTGGATAGATTATGACATTGGAAGTGTAACTATTCCAATCGACAACGGTATCACCATTTCATTCTGGGCCAAGTTTGATGGAACTCCCGTCGCAAGGGATACATTCAACTTTAAAGGACCTGTGTACCCAGAAAATTTCAATATTAGCATCGGATCAAACTCTTTCGGTTTGATCATATGGCAATCGTCAGGGGTTCTTTACAACTTGGGTTCTAGCTCATTAAACATTACATCCGGTACATGGTATAATTTCGTAGTTTCTATTGATACCAGTAAAAACGTATACATCTATCAAAACGGAACACTCGTGTTGAGTGGGAACTATTCAGGCATAATTTCAGGTGTTCTGGCCAAATTCGGATTTCAATTAGGGGGTCCAGTGAGTACCACGGCAGTGCAGACTGAATACGCGGATGTTCGAATTTATACCGGAGCTGCTCAAGCAGCGATGGTTCCGACCGTGATGGCGGCGACAGCGTCTCTATTCTAAAGTTTAAAACGTTCATATGAGTAATGGAGCAAACAGCAATCGACATCTTTTTACCCGTGCTCGAGTCGTCCATCGTACTCGCAGCCCATTACGCCAAGGCGACTGGTCGTGATTGTATCACGGGCAAGGACATTTGCTACGGGCTCATGTATGCCGCCAGGACAGTCACAGGAAAACAGATTGGGTCCCTGTTCCCAGAGGTCTACGACGAAGAGTCAGACGAAGAGGAGGAGGAAGAGGAGGGGGAAGACGAAGAGGAGAATTGGATCCGGTACGAGGGCACGGACAATGAACACGCCATCAAGATGAACGAGTGTGCCGATACGTGGGACGCATGGGAACCAGAAAGTCCAGCCGAGGCTGCGTTGAAGAATGCAGTCAATAAAGCAATGGAAGAGTATGTATGAGCTGTTGGAAGACACAGACGAGGAGGACGCGGAGCTGGTCCCCAGGGTCAAGTACTCGGTGATTCTCCAGAAGGAGGATTACGAGGATGACGACGACGAGGAAGATCCAATCCCGTACGTCGACCTCGGTCCAGGGTACTACTTTTTTGACCAGGACTCTTGACGGATCTTTTTTCTCAATATAAAGTAAAATGTCCGGCATTGTATCCGCAGCAGCAGGCACCTTTGCTCCCTCCGTTTCCGCGGGTTTCTTCTTCGCGACCGCCATCGCGTGGATGGATGTGATCCGCTGGACCATCTCCCAGCTGGTGAACGTCAGCAAGAACGGCGGCAGCTACTACCTGATGAGCGCCGTGTTCACCACGCTGCTGTCCGTCATCGTGCTCATGATCCTGGCTCGTCTGCAGGGTGTGTCCAGATACGAGAAGAAGATGTAAAATCTCAGCTTAAACTAAATGAAAGTACTCGACTTGACGCTGTGGAATTGGCTCGTCGCCTTTACAGGGTCAGGACTCGTAGGGTACGCTCTTAAACTCAAAGGAGCCCAATCGTGGGGGATCTTCCTCCTCGCTTGGATTCTCATCGGTATTTTCATGTACCGTCTTTTTGGCATTCAGCAACCGGCAGTCTATCTCGGTCTCCAGGGCGATTCCAAATACCCTGACCTGAAGCACGGACTTATTTCTCAATAATAGATAAATGCGGTGGTTGTGCGGTCGTAAGAGTTGCAAAACAAACAGCCCGAGCCCAAAGCGCGCCAGTCCCCCGAAGAGTCCTGTGCGTAAACACGTTGGTTACACCAAGATTCTCGCCAAGCCTGTTTTCCAAAACACGAAGACCAATGCTCTCAAGACCAATACGAATGCAGTTGTCAAGTACGTCATCGACAAGAAGCACCCGAATAAATCTGGGTACTACACCAAGAGCGAGTTTAATGTGCTCGTGAGCACACCAAGCTGGTCGTGAAGAAACATGTCTTGCTCTTCCCAAGGAATTAGAGGTGTAAAATCATTATATGGAGTCGTCGGCTCGCGATCGTAAGCGTGATTCGGCTCGCAAAAAGAGTGAGTTTTCAATCTACTCGCAAAAGGCTGTACGGGCAAAGGAAAATCTCCAACGGGCGAAGCCCGTTGTCGTGCAGAAGTCCAGTGACAATGGGCCCTACGGGCCCATTGGGCAAAATTTGTGTGCTATTCGCCTCAAGGACGCGGCAAAGACGAAAGAGCAACTCAAAAAATGACGACCCTCATTCGTCCTGGTCTCGTGTTCAAGGCGGAGCCCATGACTCGCATGAGTTCTTCCCACTACGGCGCAAAGTACGAGGAGTTTCCAACGAGAAACGAGACGTACATTGTGTGCCGAGACGGAACGATTCAAGCGAGGCATGATCCGGAGCGGTGTATCCTGTGGAGTTTGATCGAGGAGGATGATGGGTGGTCGGACGGGCAGGGGAATCCGCTGATGGTGGGGTTTGTGGGGTGGGAGACGGATATTCCAGCAGGGCGGGGGTCGGATTCGGTCAACGCGTTCATCATCGACTTTGCAGATGACGGCGAGCCGGAAGTTTCTTCTGGGTAAAGTGTAATGAAGGAAGCGGTACTGATTATTTTACTGTTTGTCCTCGTCTTTTTAGTGTTTCGCGAGTCTTCGAGTGACAACGACAAACAGATTCGTATTCTTTATCGCCAGACGGCGCGTTACGCGGTTGCAAGCCTCCAGGATGATTCCGCGGTTATCAAAACGTTGCACGCAAATTACGCCATGGGGTATCTCATGGCGCTCAAGGATCTTACAACCACAGATCAATTTGCTCGAGCGACGGGGGATAATCTCCTCTCTTTTGAACGTAAAATAGCTGCGATTCAGGATGCGTCGACAGTCAATCTCGTAGGCGATTGTCCAGATCTCATTCCTGACGTGGATCCTGTTCTCTTACGGGCCATGTACATCCAGATTTAATCGTGTCTAAAATGTAATGGGCAACGCAACGAAACATTCTCCTCCACGTGTATTGTCTCCCGTCCGTAACGTCCAGCCCACTATCAATAGGATAAATTCTCGTTTGGTTCAGCTGAAAAAGAATGCGACGAATATCAGAAATGCTCACAAACGAATGGGGAACCGAATCGGTAACGGTAATTTCTACGAAAGCGACATGATTCAGCTGGAATTGATGGGACGACGTGCCCAGGAACTTATGCGTGAAAAGAAGATGCTCGAGCGCACGCGTCAGGAGCTGATTCGTTACCAGCTTTCCCGTGGGTTTCCTCGCGTGGGCTAGATGTTGACGTAAATCATTTCACGTTGACTGAATGGAATGCCGTTAAAGTTTGTCGTTGCCGCCATGGTGTACGCCCCCATGCGTTTCCACGTCAGAAAGTCACCCACCTTGAGGCCGCACGGTAGAGCGATGCTTCGGGCGATGACGTCTGCTCCGTCGCACGTGCTTCCGAAGAGCGTGACATTCTCGAGCTCCTGATTTTCATCCACCTCGGGTTCCGGCTCGGCGTGGTCCATCAGAATGCAGTTGAATGCACCGTACAGTGATTCATCGATTGTCACGGCACCATCCTTCACACCGATGACTGGGGTGTACAGCGTCGCCACATGCTCTGCAAAAAACCGACCAGGTTCAGCGATAACCTCGTACTGATCCAGTCCAGTTTCTTTCAGTGCGTCGTTGATGTATTCAGCCGCCTCTTCAATGTCCATCGAGGACGAAAACCCCCCGCCGATATCCACCAGAGTCGGTGCAAACCCATACTCTTTGAGGACGTCGATGGCGCGCGCCGCCGTGTAAATGGCGTCTGCGTACGCCCGAGCCGAACGCGCGCCTGAACCGACGTGAAAACTCACACCAACGATTCGGAGTCCCAATTCGCGGGCACGATCAAGGAGATTGTACCAATCGGATTCTCCAGCTCCGTATTTATTTCCAAGGGTACATACGGCGGTTGGGTCGTCGGCGCGGATCCTGAGAACAAGTTCCATACCCGGAGCGTTCTGAGCCATTTTTTCAACTTCGCAAACCGAGTCAAACGTCGTCCGCGTAATCTCCTTTCGTGCAACGTAGCGTATGTCGTCTGGTCGCTTACAGGGGTTGGCGTAGATGATTCGGGTGCACCCGGCGTCGAGCACGATGTCAACCTCTCGCGGGCTGGCACAATCAAAGCCGCATCCAAGCGTCGCCAACGTTCGAACGACGACAGGATCTGGATTGCACTTGACGGCATAGTAAGGGGTAACCTTAGGGAACAGGGAGTTCCAGGTTTTATACGCTGCTCGGACGACGTTCAGATCTAGCACGTAATGTGTGGTCATCAAGAAGCTCGAGCGCTCCTGGGGGAAACTGACATTTTTATTTTAAGCTCACGCCCACTCGACCGGATCCCATATCCCGTGAATGGTAAGGTCCAAAGGATACAACGGTTCGATGGACCATTTTCCGGTATGGCTCAGAATGTCACATAGAATGTGGAACGCGTACACCTTTCTGTGTCGTTCGGGAATCACGGACAGGATCCAGAATGTATGAGGTACCTTGTAGAACAGGTCATACATCATCCAGTTCTTTTTGACGGACCACGGAACGTTTCCTGGCGTCAGAAATGTCGCCATTGGTAAATCAGGTGCGATGGCCCACCATGTCCAAAAACCAAAGTACAGACGTGTCACAAGAAGGTGACCAATCCATAACATAAAAAGAGAATGCATTTAAATTCCAAGATGGATCGCGTGTTTCTCCTCGACCGCTCCGGTTCTATGGATTCGTGCCGCCAGGATACCATCGACGGGTTCAACACGTTTGTCGATTCTCAGAAGCAGTTTGGTGGTACGATGACCCTGTGTCTGTTCGACGACCAGTTTGAGACGGTCTACGATAAGTTGCCAATCGAGGAGGTTCCTCCGTTGACCGAGTACACGTTCGTCCCACGTGGTGGGACGGCTCTGCACGACGCAATGGGACAGGTGCTCAAGATGAAACTGTCCGACGACGCGATGGTCATCATTCTGACGGACGGTGATGAGAATTCGTCGCGGACGTACACGTCGGCTCACGTCAAGGACTTGGTCAACCTCAAGCCGTGGAAGTTTGTCTACCTCGGGGCGAATCAGGATGCCGTACTCGCCGCGACGAACCTCGGTATCAAGACGTCGCTCGAGTACGACGCGACTCGTACGCCCGAGTTGTTTGCGGCTCTGAGTCAGACGGTCTCAAACTACACGCAGAACCCTTCACTGGGTCTGATGTTTTGAAAAGCCATACTTTGATAATACTTCCATCTTCTCCTCGTACTCGCGAACTTCCCCCTTGCCAGTCACTTCACCGCGTAGTTCAGGGCCCGAGAGCGCGACGGCGTCGAGGACGAAATCCTTGAACGCCTCGCACGCCAGGGGTACGATAGGCTCAATCAACTTCCAAATCTGGCGCGCGGGCTCCTGAATCTCAGGTTGGGCGTGAGAATCCATGCGTAGACGCAAAAAATGAAGCAAGTTGTGTAGGTTCTGTTTCCATATGAACTCGGTCATCGTACCGAGCGGGAGGTGGATACGCGCCTCTTCGCGAGCAACACCCTGTTCAATCAGACTTTTGTATGTGTCGAACGCCTGATTGCACGACGCCGTCTGTTCAAAACAATCAGCGTCAATGCGAGCACCTGAGCCCTGATGATTGGTTGACGACTGAGCATGATACTCTTCCGGAACATAAAATTCGCTCGGTAAAACCGAGTACCGACCAGAAATTTCATTGACGGATGCCGTACGATGGCGAAGCCACTGGCGTGCGACGAAGATGGGAACCCGAACGTGGAATTTAAACTCAACCATCTCAAACGGACTCGTATGTTTGTGGCGCATCAGGTACCGAATGAGCGCCCGGGTCTCTGATTTCTTCGAGGCGCCCGTGACTGAAATGCGCGCCGCGTCGACGATAGCCTGATCGTCTCCCATGTAATCTAAAAGTGTAACCGTGGACATTTAAAAGACAGACGTCTTTATTCCTTATGGTGTTTGCGATTTGTTCACTCGTACTCGGTGATGAGTACAAAAAAAAAGTCAAGATGTGTACACAGAGTCAGGAGGCGTATGCACTTCGTCACGGGTACACGCGTATAACGGATGAAACCGTGTACGATTCGGGACGTCCGTTTCCGTGGTCGAAGATTCGTCTCGTTCAGAAATATCTTTCACAGTACGATTTTCTCGTATGGATGGATGCCGACGTGCTTGTGACGAATCCAGAAATCAAACTCGAAACATTCATAGATATGATGAAACCCGGTGCGTTTATGTTTTTGGGTCACGATTTCCAAAATTTAAACACGGGTGTTTTCGTGATTCGAAATTGTCCTCTTGCACACGAATTCCTCGAGGACGTGTGGAACAAGACTGAATACCTCAACCATATGTGGTGGGAACAGGCGGCTGTCATTGACTTGTGGAAAAATTCCGCAAAGTATCAGCCATACATTGACATTCTCGAACATCGTCACGTGAACATAATGAATGCGTTTCATAATCAGGTTGACCCCAAGGTTCACTGGCTTCCTGGGGATTTTTGTATCCATTTCGCAGGTATTCACGACAAGAGTGTACTCGGTGATATTCAAAAGTGGTATGCATCCAAGGCGTCGACCGATTCCAATGGGTTGGCTCGAATTGAAAAGTGTCAAAAGGAGCGTTACGTCGTAGATGCATTCATGTTTTACAACGAACTCGACGTCCTCGAACTTCGTCTCAATGTGCTCGATCCATACGTGGATAAGTTTATACTCGTCGAGTCAGAAGTGACGCATTCTGGACATTCCAAAGTTTTGTACTTTGAACAAAACAAGGAACGGTTTACAAAGTGGTTGCCCAAGATTGAGCACATCATCCTCACAAAGGAGGACATGCCACCCGACGAAGACCCATGGGTCCGTGAAAAGTTTCAGCGCGAGTGTATCCTCAAAGGTCTCGGTGACGTGGATGGAAACGCGACTGTTATGATTTCGGATGTCGACGAAATCCCAGATTTGACACGAGTAAACAGGACGCATCCAGTAAACTCAGTTCACATGTGGATGTTCGAGTATTCATTCAAATATCTCTTCACAGGAGAACCATGGTTTGGAACCGTCATAACCAATTGCGAACTCGTCAAACGTATGGGACCAAACTACTTTCGTTCAAATAGATGGAAGTTTCCTGTTGTACAGTACGCTGGATGGCATCTTTCGAGCTTTGGTGATGCTGCCCACGTCGTGAATAAACACATGACGTTTGCACACTGGAAGGATAAACGTCCAGTCGAAATGACGAAAGAAAATTTTGAAAAATTTATAGAACATGGACTTCATACAGACGGCAGTACGAAACTTGTTCCGAGACCATCGAATGTCCCTCTTCCACTGTATTCGAATAAATTTCTCGACTAGAATTAGATGGCCCCCCTCAGACCTTTCAAAGTCAAACCATTCATCGTGTGGACGTTCATCATCGTGCTCGTGACCCTGGTCATCTTCGGGTCGACCAGGAGCAACTACCAGGCGCGTGGGTCCATGGCCGAGGTGGTGTACGAGGAGCCGAGTCTCAACGCCCGTTCACCCCCAGAGGTGTCTCTGAAGCCTGACACGACCGTGACTCCTCTGCGAGACATTCCAAGCGACACGTTCACGCCTCTGACACACGTTCCTCCGAACCTGTTTCCGGCACCAGCAGATAAGATGTCGGACTACGATCACGTCAACCTGCCGCTTCAGCCGCTCGCAGTCAGTCTGGATCGCGCTGTGCGTATGATTCCCCTGGACGAGGCGGACGAGGACGGCATGTATTTCGCAAACTTGGATCAGGTTTTCGCCGCGTCTGAGCAACAGGGATTCATGCAGGCGTCAGTCGACACGTTGTACGACGTCATGGCACAGACGCCACCCAGACTTATGACAGACCAAGTCTGAAGTCCAAGAGGCGCGAAGCGCCTCTTGTCCACGCCGAGCAGCGGCACAGTCCGTTGTTACGGCGCACAGGTGCTACGCACCTGTCCTAACTGCAATGTACACCAGGAGACACAGAACCAGAACGTTGTACAAGAGCCACGCACCCACGTATGGAACGAACGCGTTATTTTCCCAGACCAAACTAAGGATTTGCCTCGTTAGAGACTCATCGTCATCACCAGATTCGCTCGAAGACATGGATCGATTTCTTAAGAAGAGAACAGAAATAAACGATCCAGTCTTTGCGCAACCTGGTGTTTTGATGTGCGTCCACGGAAAACCAGGCACTGGGAAAACAACACTCGTCAAAGAGAAACTCGGTCACTGTTTATTTATGGACCCCGAAGTGTTCAAGACACGTCAGGGGACTCTGGACATGTTCGAACGCCTTCGATACTCTATTCTACCTATCGTAATCGATGATTGGGAGTCTATCCAGGACCTCATCGGAATCCGTGAGATTCAGGGGGCCATTTCGTCCAAGAGCCCGACGGTCGTCATCGCGTTGACCCCCGTGAAACTGACGCCCCAGACAGTCTATCATGAATGTACCGGCATCAATCACAGACGAGCCGTTCTGGATACGTACGGAAATTCGGCGCCCGATGAGTTTGAAACACCGAAAGAATACGTCCATCGCCTCTTACGAGGGGAGTGGAAAAATGTTCGCATCGGGGACACGACACACGAACACGGACACGTGTGGAGCATCGTTCAGGAAAACTACCCAGACCGCGTCAACGGCGACGTGGATACGCTCGCGCAAATTGCAGACCTCATGTCCGAAGCAGATCTTCTGGACACTGACGTGTACGACAAGTACGACTGGAATATCATCATGCCGTTGTTTACCATGACGTCGTGCATACAGCCGTGTCGTCTCATGCGACCCATGAACAAAGCACCGAGGACGGGAAGTCTGTGGACCAAGTACCAGAACATATGCATGCGTCACAAGAAGCTCGAGGCGCTCATGCGTCGCACGAACAAACTGTCGAGGGACGCCATCGACATGGTTGTTCGACTCCAGTTTATCGCTGGCGATTACTCAGCGTGCAGTGAGTACAAGCTCGAGCCTCCAGACATTGATGTTCTGGGTCACATAATCGGTCCGTTCAAGCCGAGGGTCGTCACTGCGGCAAAAAAAGCGTGCCTTACAGTATGAAGGAAGACCCGTGGCACGATCGCGAGGAGGCTTTCCTTACCAAAATCGAACAGCAGTGTAACGAATACGCTGCCCACCATTCGAAAGACCACATGTACTACAACAAGTTGTCATCCAGATTCAACATTCCAATTTTGATCATTTCATCAATCAACGCCTTGACTGCAATCTCACTCAACTCGTTCCTGGATCAAGAGTACGTCAGTATTCTGAACGCCGTTTTGTCGGCCGGAACAGGTGTCCTCGGGTCTATTCAGTTGTACATGAAGCTCAATGAGAAAATGACGAACGCTCTACGGGCGTCGATTCTCATGAAGCGTCTGGCGCTGAAAATTTCAAAGGAGCTGAGTATCGATCGAGACCAGCGAGCCACAGAGGGTCAGGCGTTCCTGCAGGAGTGTTTCGCCGAATTCAACACGGCGCTCGAACAGGGCAACCCTATTGAAAAGAAGCTCCGGAATCACCTGTCTCTCGTTCCACCGGTTATGGAGAAGAAAATGTCACTGATGAGTCTGGCGAACGCCGCGGTCGGATTCGTCGGAACACCGAGGGCAGCTTCGCTCTGGAACGAGGTTGAGACTTCTACTCCGTCTTCGGAGGAGGTGTGACCGGGCTGGGGCCGTGAGCCTGCTCAGTCGCACGCTTGTCGCGGTAGCGCTTGTACAGGAAAAACACCACGAGCAAAAACACGAGCACGGCGGCGAGGTTGAATGGCGAAAAGAGAGACTTGGCGCTCGCCTCGTTCAGAGCGGTTTCGATGCGGACCTGGCGAGGGACATCAACGACGGGAGGGACGGGGGGAAGGTCCATCTCTTATCAAAAAAAGATGTTTTTTCCACGGGAAAGGAGCGCGCTGGACAAAACGTCAAATCCTTTCGACCTGTCCGCCATGGTGTCCATTGACGAACTCTTTTCGATTGCCGAGACGTGCAAAGCTACCGAGCGACCCCGTGAAAACTTCATATGGACAGAGTACCGGTGTCAATTTTGTCCAGATGACGGAACCATGGTGGAACACGACGATCAGTTGTTTATGCGAGGATCGCGGGTTGCAAATGAGGATGGCCTTCCAACATGCGTGTCTTGTGGGCATTCAGACGTGGCTTTCATCTCGGACGAACCAGAATGGAACGGCGGGGCAAACGACGAAGGAAGTGACCCGTCACGTGTCGGTGCCCCCGTGAATACGACGCTGTTCAGTGCTTCGTGGGGGTCGGGGACGATCATGTCTGTACACTCGTCTGGTACATACGCAAACAAACGACTCGCCCGAATCAACTTTCACACTTCGATGAACCATAAGGACAGAGCACTTCATCACGCGTATGAGGGCCTGGACCACGTCGGGCGTATAATCCTCGGACTTCCAGATTCGGTGATGCTTCAGGCGAAGATTATGTACCGGAAATTTAGTGAGAGCGTCCTGACCCGCGGGGCGATCCGAAACGGGATCAAGGCGAACTGTATCATGCGGGCGTGTCAAGATGCTCACGTCGCTCGCACGACACACGAGATTGCAGCCGCGTTCAACATTCCACCTCGAGACATTTCACGGACGGCGGACATTTTCCGGGAGACGATTCCGACGGTGGAGACGACGACGACCAAGTCGTCAGACCTCGTATCCAGGATATTCAGTCAGGTGACGGTTCCGGACGACATGCGTGGGCGTATTCGGCAACGAACGATTCGAATGTGTGA